CACACGTATTTAAGAACCATATGTTCCTAGCAGGTGATCCTAGTGAAGACACGAATCTTTATTTTAGTGCACCTTACGATGAGACTAGCTTTGCTGCTGCTGATGGTGCTGGTGTTATTAACGTAGGTTTCCCTGTCGTAGCTATCAAGTCCTTCCGTGACATACTGTATATCTTTGGTAGTAATAACATTCGTAAGTTAGCAGGTGACAACATCTCTAACTTTGTACTACAAGAAGTTACAGATGACCTTGGATGCCTAGCTACAGATAGTGTTATTGAGATCGGTGGTGACCTACTATTCTTATCACAAGATGGCTTACGTCCTGTTAGTGGTACAGACAAGATTGGTGACGTTAATCTAGAGACAGTATCAAAAGATATTCAGTCTATTTTTACTGACATTGTGTTTGATATTGACCTAGAAAGTCTTAATGCTGTAGTAATACGACAAAAGACACAATTCCGTTACTTCTTTGGTGCAGCAGACTCTCAAGGTATTATTGGGGGCTTCAGACAAACACCTAATGGTTTGCAGTTTGAATATAGCCAGATGCTAGGTATCACAGCTACTTGTGCTGCCAGTGGCTACATTGGGCAGAATGAGTTTGTAATACACGGTGACAGTAACGGTAAAGTGCATCGTCAAGAACAAGGTAATGACTTTGATGGCACAGACATCTTTAGTTTATTCCAGACACCGTTCTTCCATATGCAAGACCCAGAGCAACGTAAGGTATTCTACACAGTAGCTACATATCTACGTTCTGAAGGTGACAATGAGATTGTTATGTCTGCTTTGTATGACTATGAAGATGTTGACACACTAAGTCCTACAAACTTTACATTAACAACTACAGGTGCTGCAGCATACTATAACGAAGCTTTATATAATAGTACAGCAATCTTTGATGGTAACCCTGCTCCTGTTAAAAGAACAAACATTTCAGGTTCAGGCAAGTCAGCATCATTTAAATTCGTAACTAATGATTCCAATGCATCACACAGTATTCAGGGTCTAGTGATTACATTCGGAGTAGGAGACAGGTTATAAAATGGCAGGTTATACAAGACAATCCGTAGCTGACATTATTGCTAATGCAGTTATTAAAGCTGCACCAGTTAATGCAGAGTATAATGCAATTCAGAGTGCATTTGCTCAAGCTACAGGTCACAAACACGATGGCACAACTGCAGAGGGTGCCTATGTACCTATGATCTCTGACCCAGATGCATACAACAAAATTGTAATAGATGCTACAAACAACAGAATTAGTTTTTATAATGAGGTATCTACTACTGCTGTAGAACAAATTAGACTAGAAGACGGTGTATTAAAACCTGTAACTGATAATGATATTGATCTTGGTGCATCTGGCTTAGAGTTTAAAGACTTATACATTGATGGTACTGGATATATTGATACAGTTAATGTACACGAGAATGCTACTATTACAGGTACTCTAGGTGTAACTGGTGATACTACTGTAGCAAATATTACATCTACTGGTACGTCTACTCACGCCACTGTAGACATTAATGGTGGTGCTATTGACGGTACTGTAATTGGTGCTTCTAGTGCTGCTGCAGGTAGCTTTACAACTGTAACCACATCTGGTCAAGCAACACTAGCTACTGCTGATATTAACGGTGGTACAGCAGATAACGTAGTCATTGGTGGTACTACTGCTGCAGCTATTACAGGTACTACTATTACTGCTAACACAGGCTTTACAGGTAATCTTACTGGTGATGTAACAGGTAACGTTACAGGCAATGTTACTGGTAACGTAACTGGTGATATTACAGGTGATGTAACTGGTAATGTTACGGCTGCTAGTGGCTCCTCTACATTTAACAATATGACAATTAATGGAACACTAGATGTTACATCTACCGTAATTAACAACGTTAGTGATCCAGTTTCGGCACAACAAGCCGCCACAAAAAATTATGTAGATACAGAAATAGCAAGTCTTGTAGACTCAGCACCAGGAACACTAGACACACTAAACGAACTAGCTGCTGCTTTAGATGATGACCCTAACTTCTCTACAACTATTACAAACAGCATAGCAACCAAGCTACCACTAGCAGGTGGTACGATGACTGGTGCTATTGCTATGAGCACTAATAAGATCACTGGTATGGGTGATCCTACTGCTGCTCAAGATGCAAGTACAAAGGCATATACAGACACACAACGTGATACACGTCTAGCATTGTCTGGTGGCACTATGACAGGTGCTATTGATATGGGTAGCTCTAAGATTACAACTACCTATACACCTACAGACAATGCCGATTTGACTACAAAAACATACGTTGACGGTATCTTAGGATCAGCTACTGCTGCGGCTACAAGTGCTGCTGCGGCTGCTACATCAGCTACCAATGCAGCCACAAGTGCTACTGATGCTGCAACTTCAGCAACAAATGCTGCAGCTTCTTATGATTCGTTTGATGACAGATACCTTGGTGCTAAAGCCTCTGCACCTACAGTAGATAACGATGGTGATGCACTTATTACTGGTGCTTTGTACTTTAACTCTACAGATAATGGATTGTATGTATATACAGGTACAGCTTGGGTAAGTAATACTAACTACGGTGTAGCATTTACTAATTACACAGCTACAGGTGGTCAAACATCTTTTGCAGTAAGCTATGAAGTAGGTTATGTAAATGTATATCTAAATGGTGTAAAGCTTTTACTGGGCACAGACTTTACAGCTACAAATGGTACTACTGTCGTATTAACTACAGGTGCTACTGCAGGTGATATTGTTGACATTGTAGCTTACAACATCTTTACTATTGCAGATACGTATACACAAACACAAGCTGATGCAAAGTTTGCTCAAGTAGCAAATAACTTATCTGATCTTGCAAGTGCATCTACAGCTAGAACAAACCTTGGTGTAGCTATTGGTTCAGACGTACAAGCTTATAGTTCTAATCTGGCATCTATAAACCAAGACTTAGCCACAGATGACAGTGTAACATTTAATAACGTAGTTACAGGAACTACAGATCACAGTACAGTATCTTCTACATTTAACGTATCTGCAAGTGATGGACAAATACAAAAAATAACACTGGGTGCAAGCATTACTGTTAGTAGTTCTAGTTTAAACGATGGAGATTCTTTAATCCTTATGGTTGATGATGGTTCAGCTTATGCTGTTACTTGGTCAGGGTTTACTTGGTCTAACAATGATGGTGTAGCTCCTACATTAGTAACCACTGGTTTTAACGTATTTAGTATTTGGAAAATTGGTGCTAGTGCTTACATTTCTTATGCAGGGGATCAATAATGATTGGTGCAGCTAGTGTAGTAGCAGTAGGACGTAGCCACGTTTTAGAACGTGAGATACTTTACACTACTCCAGGAACATACACTTGGACTTGTCCTGCAGGAGTAAACTACGTTTCCGTTGTTTGTATAGGCGGTGGTGGTGGTGGTATGTACTACAATAATAGTAGTAGCAGTCATACATATGCTATGGGAGGCGGTGGTGGTGGTGGCCTAGCTTGGATGAACAATATATCTGTAACCCCTGGAAATAATTATAGTGTAGTTGTTGGGGCAGGAGGTTCTAATGGAGCCTATCCATCAGGTTCGACAGCAGGTGAAGATTCCCTGTTTTGGTCTTTTCTTAGGATAAAAGCATTTGGTGGTTCTGCAGGTACATACAACACTGATACACCAGGCGGTTCATACTATTTAAATGGTGGTTACGGAACTGCCCGTGGCGGTGGTGTAGGAGGTACTTCCTATAGTCAAGCATCATCTGGCTATGGCCCTGCAGGTGGCGGTGGCGCAGGTGGTTACTCAGGCAATGGCGGTCACGGTAGGGATGATTACTACACTAGGGGTGACTATGGTTCTGGCGGTGGAGGCGGCGGCGGAGGTGCTGCACGATACACTTACAGTACAGTAGACCACGTATCTGGTGGCGGTGGTGGCACTGGAGTTTATGGCGAAGGGGCTAATGGTACTGCTACTACTTATGGAAATGGTATCGGAGGCTCTGGTGGTGGCAATGGTGATGCTCCAGACAGCGGTACAAACAGTGACAGTACAGGGGCATATACAAAAGGTGGTGACTACGGCGGTGGAGGCGGTGGTTCTGCAAGTGTTTACTGGGGTTATGGTGGTAATGGTGGTGATGGTGTAGTTAGACTTATCTATCGTGTAACAGGGTTAGAAACTAATTTAGAGTTTCCCTCTACAGATACTGGTATTAAACGGTTACAGACAGTTATTTAAACAAAGAAAACAACAATGAATAAAGCAAGAGACATAGCTGACAAGGAAAACTTAAATGTACGTTAAAATTACAAATGGTTCAGTAGAGACATATCCTTATTCAATAGGATTACTACGCCGTGAAAATCCAAATACATCTTTTCCAAAACAAGTACCTGACTCATTACTTGAGCAGTATGGTGTTTATTCTGTAACGAAAACAGATCAACCTAGTTACACACAAAGAACTCAAAACATTACTCAAGAAAGCACACCCACTCTTGTTAATGGTGTGTGGACTGTAGGTTGGACTATTACAGATAAAACTGCAGAAGAAATTACAGAATACGATACTGCTGTAGCAGTACAAAACCGTGATCTTCGTAATAGTCTTTTATCTGAGACAGATTGGACAGGTCTTTCTGATGTTACAATGTCTGCAGAGATGACTACTTACCGTCAAGCTCTTCGTGATATTACTACACACGCAAACTGGCCCAACCTTGAGCCAGATGATTGGCCTACAAAACCGTAAGGATAAACTGAGATGAGTAAAGCAAGAAACTTAGCAGATATTGTAGCAGCAGGTCAGCCACTTGCGGATGGTACTATTGAAACGACAGACATTACGGATGTCACTGCTAGTGCTACAGAATTGAACTACACAGATGGTGTTACATCTAATATTCAGACTCAGTTAGATGCTAAGATGACACCGACTTATACAGGTGACGTAGACATTACTGGGAATATCACTGTGTCTGGTACTGTAGATGGGCGTGACATTGCAACCAACATTCCATCAACGCTTGGCACTGCGGGTCAGGTTTTGACTGTTAATTCAGGTGCTACTGCGGGTGAGTGGGCTGATGGTGGCGGCGGTGGCTGGGAATTAATATCGACAACAACAATATCAGGTAACCCTAGTTCCGTTTCAATTAGTTTAGCAGATTATCCAGTTTTGCGTTTTGAGTACGTTGAGATAGAGCATTCTGCAAATTCTGGTCTGTATCTGAATGTAAAAGCCAACGATGGTACAAATAATGTAACCTTTCGTGGCGCACGTTTTATTGAAACTTGGGCATCACGATCAAACTCTACTTTAAATAATGCTAGTCTTTTATTTGTAACTCAAAGTAGTGAAACTTCAAATGGTACGGTACTCCTTTACAATGCATATAATACTGGAAAAACAGGGATTTATGCTTTTGGAGGTAATGTAGATACTACAAACAATTACTATGGTACAGAAAGGTTTACGGGAGGTAGTAATGGTACATATGCGGATGATGCCGTTCCTTCTGTCACGTTCAATCTAAATCAGGCTGCAACAATGTCAAGTGGAACAATATATCTTTATGGTTCTACCACATAGGAGATTATAATGGCGAAATTATTAAAGCAAATAGGGGATACGTTGGTTCCTATCGAAGGGGCTGAATTAGAGCAATTCCTTAACGATCAAGCAGCAGCAGCCGTTGAATTTGCTCGTGAGCGTCGAAACAGCCTTTTAGCTGAAACAGACTGGCGTTTCCGTTCAGATTTAACAGTTTCACAAGAATGGATTGACTACTGCCAAGCACTACGGGATGTCCCAGCGCAAGAGGGCTTCCCAGAGAATATAACTTGGCCTATTAAGCCTGAATAGTTCTTGTTATTTAAGCCTTTATGAGTTAAACTATGAGTGACATCAAACTTTCTCCAGAAGAAATAGAAGATATGCTAGATCGTGCAGCAAGACGTGGAGCTAAAGAAGCCCTGCGTTCTATTGGCTTACTAGACGATGACGCACATAAAGATATTACAGAGATGCGTAGCTTGTTGGAAGCTTGGCGTGACACTCGTAAGTCTATCTGGTCTACAGTAGTAAAATTAGCTACCGTTGGAGTCCTGACGTTTATTGCAGGTGCGGTATGGATGACAATGAATAAGTAACACAGTAAGCTTGCTTATAAGCGAACAAGGTATAATATAATGGCAACTGACTTCCAGTATAAAATTAAAGCTATTGATGCTAAACCCCATCCTATGACAGGAAATAAGCAGTATGAGTATTTGCTTATGATCGACTATGCAGATGGCGGTACTGCTATGGAACGGTCTGGTGTATTTAGCAGTAAGCAAGCGGCTACAGATGCTATTAATACAATGATAGCTAAACATAAGTCTTCTGTAGAAGGTAGACCTGTAACCATAAAAACTAACTATGGTACAGAGACACAGGAAGTTAATGCTAATCAAAGTTATGCCCTTGAAAAAGAAAAAGAGGCTCTTGAGCAGTCTCTACGTGACTTAACAGAAGACCCTAGTAACCCTGGTTATACTGTAAGCGGTAGACAGTTAGTAGATCAAGATACATATAGCTCTCAATTAGGTGCTACAAAGAAACAGTATGCCACACCAGACCCAGCTAAACTAGAGGCAACAAAAAACCGATACTCTGAGATTAACTCTGTGTTAAGGAGCCAAGCCCCTAATGCTTCTGTTATTAACCGAACACGGCAACGTTTAGAGCAAGAAGGTCTGACTGTGGGTGCTATCCAAACAGGTGCTACTACACCTACAGAAGATGGGCAGTTTGGTGGTACTGGTGTAGGCACTGGCACTACTTATGATACAACTACTGGAGGTGGTACTACTTATGTTGGTGACTCTACTGATGAAGGTGGTACACCTGTAGCTACTGATCCAACAGGCACTGGAACAGGCACAGGTACTATAGGTGGTGGTACTACTTATGGTCAACAACCTATTACAGGTACTTTCGGTACACCTCTACAAACTTCAGGGCTATCTGCTGTACCTACATTCAACTATAATCAGCCTGTACAACAACAGGCAGGGTTTACCCAACAGCAGTTGACCTCGACTATGCCAGGTATGGGGGGTGCACCTACAGGAGTCCAAACAGTACAATACACAAATCAGTACGGACAGAGTATACCTGTCACAGAGTCTAATGGTCAGCCTATCACGTATGTGCCACCAGGATACACTAAAACTACTGGTGCTGCACAAGGTGGCCTTATGCGTAGAGGTTACGCTGGTGGTGGACTTACTGTGCAGCAGAATGAAGATGGTACGTCTGCTATAACTCTTAATGGAGAAACTATACGTACATATCGTGCAGGTCATAGTCCTTCTGTAATACAAGATGAAACTAAACGTTTGCAAGAGTCTCTTAATAAAGTTCAGGATTACTTAGCAACAAATGCTACACCTCCTCAAAACGTAGTTGATGCTTTTTATAACTCTACAAATCCAGGTGTTAGTCGTAGTATTTTTACTCGTATGTTTGGTAAGCTTCAAGAGAACGCAATAAATAAGCGTATGGCTGAAGAAGCCAAGAAGTATGAAAAAACTTACGGTGTCCAAACTAATGCAGAACGTTATGCGGATCGTGAAGGTTACGGTCAAATTACTGAGTCACCAAGTGGAGGCTTTCAACTTAACCTTCCTGGAAATCGTCCTACCTTTGCTACACGTGAGGCTGCACAAGCTTATCTTAGTGGGTTTAACCAGTTGGTTAATGAAGGATCAGCTCAGGCTTACATAGCTAAACAGCAAAAAGCAGACGGCTTCTTCAAACGCACCCCTCAACCCGAAGCTACCGATGAGTACAATGCTAAGAAACAAGCTGCACTAGAGTCATTCCGTGCACTACAAGACCTTCGTGATTATGAGGGTGGTCCCTTATCTCCTGAGTTAATAAAGAAAAGGGCAATCCTTAGAACAGGTGCTAACACTGCTACACTAGACCCTCAACTTCTAAAAGACCAAGATTTTCTTCGCCAACTCAAAGGTATGGGTGTAGATAAACTTGTGTCTGGTGGTATGGGACCAACTGGACTTCCAGAGTTTTCTGAGCTTAGAATTAATTCAGAGGGTACAGGTCCAAATGGACAGGAGCTTTTGTCTGTAAAAACTATGAGCAGTGGTATGGGGTGGAATGACCTAACCATACGTGACAATCTTGGTGGTACTATTCGTGGTAACGTATTCTTGGATTCAGACAGAATGGACCCGTCTGTTTTTAAGAATAAGATTGCTAGTTCAGCTGATATTGCAAGTGCTAACCGACTAGGTAAACCAGAGGCGTCTGAGTTTGCGGCTATAACTGGTCGAAGTCTTAATGAGTCGTTGAAAGCTCTTGGAGGAAACTTTGCATCTGGTGATATTCGTAACTGGGGTGCAATCCTTCAAGCTGGAGACCCGTACCAAGCTGCGATAGATGCTCAGAAACAGTTGTACTACAGGTATACTCCACAAGACTCTAGAGCAGAAAACACTGGTGCAGATCAATACATCCACCAGATACCCCAAACTTGGGACGAGATTATTCGTAACTATAGCACGGCTACCCCAGAGCAAAAAGAACTTCTATTAAGAGGGGATATCGTTAGGTTTAAGGACGTAAACACAGGCGAGATGCGTGAGGAAGTTCTTAAAAAACCTTCTGAAAGAACAAACACTACACGTCTTGATAGGTATAAAGACCTAATGCGTATTGGTGCTATAGACGAGTTTGATATAAAAGATTTTGAAAACTTACCTAACTATCCTGATGCATTCAGGGAAGAGTACGGACGTGACCCTACAGTAGAGGACTTTGCTGACTATGGCTACACTGATCCAGAAGGTAGTTTTAAAAATATTATGGGTGATCAGACTCAGGATACTACTACTATAGATGATCAAACAGATGAATTGTTTCCACCTAGTGAGCCAGACGAGCCTGTCACACAACCAACAACTCCTTATGGTACAACTTACGGACAACAACCTATAACAACAAGTACTACAGGTACAACTTTACAAACTGCAGGACTTTCTGCTGTACCTACATTTAATTATAATCAACCTGTACAACAACAAGCAGGGTTCACTCCACAGCAACTTACCTCAACTATGCCTGGTATGGGTGGAGGGTCCATAGGAGTACAGACAGTGCAATATACAAACGAATTTGGTCAAACTATTTCTGTAACTGAAAACAACGGACAGCCTATTACTTATGTACCCCCTGGTTATAAAAAAACAACAGCTGCTGCACAAGGCGGTATGATGCGTAATGGCTATGCTGAAGGTGGCACTGTAGATAAAGCTATTCTTAAAATAGCTCAGATGAATGGCTTCCAAGGCTCAACACCAGAACAAGCAAGACTATTTATGAATAGCTCAGAAGGTCTACGTGCTAAGGCTCGTGCTATTGGTGCTATGATGAATAAGGGTGGTGCTGTACTTTATGCACAAGAAGGTGTAGATGTACAACCAGGCACTTCAACCGATCCGTCTTTTGCTACACAACTAGCTGGTCAAACTAAAGACCTTATCGGTCAGACTATGACACCTCAGCAGTCTACTGTAAATTATATCCAGCCTACTACAGAAGACTTTATACCTACGGGGGCAGGTCAAGTAGGGGAAACAGCACCTTATGCTGAAGCTGCAACAGTGGGTACAGTACAACAAGCAGGTATACCTACAGTCACAGGTGCTAATACAATGACTCCTACTATGGTTACTCCTGGCGTACAAGGTGTAACTTCAGGTATGCAGCCTGTAACAGGTACTGTGTCGGATCAAGCTCAAGTTACCGCTGCACAACAAGAAACCTCTGCTGTATCAGACTTAAAAGCACAGCAAGGTACAGCCATTATAATGGATAACCCAGTACAAAGGGAAATCCAAGATGGTGAGCTTATCTCTGGTGCAGCTAATGCACAAAAAGCTGCAGAGTTTACAGAACAAATTGAAGCAGCTACAGCAGAGCCATCTGCTAAGGCTACCGTTCAAGGTCAGCTAGAAGGACTTATGCAGCAGTTTGAAGGCGGTAATACGCCTGCTTGGGCAGCTGGTTCTATGAGAGCAGCTATGGCTAATCTATCTGCTCGTGGTCTAGGTGCTTCATCTCTTGCAGGGCAAGCAGTTATTCAAGCTGCTATGGAGGCTGCACTACCTATCGCTCAGATGGACGCACAGACTACTGCACAATTTGAAGCTCAGAACTTGTCTAACCGTCAACAACGTGCAATGCTAGCTGCTCAACAACGTGCTCAGTTCTTAGGTATGGAGTTTGATCAAGCATTCCAAGCTCGTGTACAAAACTCAGCACGTATTGGTGACATTGCCAATATGAACTTTACTGCAGAGCAAAACATTGCGTTAGAGAACTCTCGTGCAGCTAACACAATGAACCTGCAGAACCTATCTAACTCTCAAGCTATGGTAATGGCAGAGGCTGCTGCACTAGCTAACTTAGATATGGCTAACCTAAGCAACCGCCAGCAAGCTGCAGTACAAAATGCTCAGAACTTCTTGCAGATGGATATGACAAACTTAGGGTTTGAACAACAGACAGCTATGTTTAAGGCACAGCAAAACATTCAAGCTCTATTCACTGATCAAGCTGCTGAGAATGCTGCTGCACAGTTCAACGCTTCTAGTGAAAACCAGACTAACCAGTTCTTTGCTAACTTGTCTGCACAGACATCTCAGTTCAACGCAGCACAACAAAATGCTATGGATCAGTTTAATGTAAATAGTATTAATGCTTTACGTGAGTTTAACTCTGAAATGCAAAACCAGCGTGATATGTTTAACGCACAGAACGGTCTTGTAGTTGCACAAGCTAATGCACAGTGGAGACAGAACATTGCTACACTAAACACTGCAGCGCAGAACGAAAGCAATATGAACTTTGCTAAAACTATGAATGCATTTACATCTACTAACCTAGATGCGTACTGGCAGCGTGAGCGTGACATTATGAGCTTTGCATTTACATCAGCTGAGAATGCTGCAGCACGTATGTCTGAGGTACTATTAGCAGAAATGAACGCTGAAGCTAAAGCTAAATATGCTGACGCACAAGGTAGAGGTATACTGGGTGCTACACTACTCAAGGGCGCACTCAACTATATGGCTGGCGGCAAGATAGTATAAGGTAAAACAATATGGCAAACAATGAACCTGGTTTAGCAGACGTTATTGTAGGTGCAGCAACTAGTGTGCCTACGTCAGAGCAATCAGTTACAAAAACTAGAGGTCTTATGGCTCAACAAAGGCCAGGTCTAGGAGTAGGCGAAGACCCTGACTATGATTTGCCTACCTATATTGGTGACTTATTGTCTACTATGCGTGATGAACGTGCTACTATGGATTACCTCAAATCTACAGTAGATGAAACACGCTTAGATGATTACGATTATGGGGTTGACGAACAGGCCCAACGTATGATAGACTCTGCAGATACACAGTACGATTATAGCTCAGGTGAAAGACCAGCTACACCTAAAACCCCTGAATTAAAAAATGCCTTAACTAAAGCTAAAAGTATAGTAGAAGAAAACATCGGCATCACTGGTGAGATGTGGGACATCTATAGAGACAAGGTTGGGTTTATCGAGTCTTCTAATACTTACAATAAAGTAGGTGGCTCAGGCGATCACTACGATGGCTACTACCAGATGGGTCAAATGGCTAAGGCAGACGCTAGCAAGATACTTGGTTATGATCTAGGTCACGATAAAGCATCACGACAAAAGTTCCGTAATGACCCAGCGCTTCAAGAAGAAGCAGTAGCAGCTTACACAGCGCAGAACCATAGCTATCTAACACAGAACTCTTCTAAGTATAGAGCATTACCAATAAAAGAAAAACTAGCTGTGTTAGCATACGCACACAACCAAGGATGGAAAGGTGCACGTGACTGGTTGAACACTGGCGTAGAGGGTAGAGATGCTTTCGGTACTAAGGGCACCAAATATTATAACGCTATCATAGAAGCATTCTAAAGTAGGACACAATAATGGCAGACGTATTCAGCGCCCCTATTCCTGGGCAGTCACTCACAGATACACCTAAGAACTATCCTTGGGAAAGACCAGCAGAGATTACTGATCCTCGTGAAGCTATCAAGTTTCATCTTGATGGTATTAACAGACCAGAAGCTCTCGACAACATTATTGAGATGCTTCAGTTAGGCATACCTGTTAATGCTTTATCTAAGACTGCACTTACTACAGCACAGATGGAAGGTATTCACTCTGTAGATGTAAGCCTTATCATTGGTGATGTCATCAAAGAAGAGCTTATTAGCATCGCTGAGGAGGCTGGTATTGATTACGTTACTGGTGATGAACCTTCTAAGATTGATACTAAAGAAAAAGAAGAACAAGAAGTCTTAGCTCTACTACGTAAGAAGATTGATGAAGCTGATGAGATGGACGCTGGTGTTGAGATGATGCAGCAGACTGCTGATATGATGGCTGACCAAGAAGAAGAACCGCAAGAAGACATCGAAGCAGAAGCTGAGCCTATGATGATGCAAGAAGAACAAGAAGAAACTATGCCACAAGAACCACGTGGCTTGATGGCGAAAGGTTAAGAGTATGGCAGGTTTTATGTCAGGGTTCGGCACTACGCTAGCCCAACTAATCGAAGAAGATCGTAAGTATTACCGTGATGCTGCAGCTAAACGCCGTGACTACATTCAGACATACGGTACTCGTGCTGTAATGGAGCGTGAAGATAAAGCTAATGCAGCGCTGGGTGTAGCTAATACGCTTATGAACCGAGGCTTCTCTAAAGAGTATGTAACTAGCATCGCTGCCAACAACGGTGTGCGTTCTATGGTTGAGTTTGCTGATCAAATCTCTAAGCGTACAGACTTAACAGAGAAAGACATTAAAGAGATTGAAGCTTCAGCTAAAGACTTTGTAAATGATAACCCAGACGAAGACCTATCAACTGTAGTTAAACGTGCTTATGGTCTATACAAGAGTACGAAAGACCCAGTTGCACGTAAGCGTAATATCTTTGGTGCTATGCTAGGGCTAGACGCTTCTATGATGGAAGATGATGTACTAAATGATATGTACATTGATGGCTATACAGGCTCAGACATCTATCGTATTATGGGTAGTGCTGGACCTGGGGCAGGTAAGCCTATGGGTGTTAAGCTTCCACCTAAACCCTTTACCTTCAAGCAGAACAATGACTTTATCAACGTGAAAATGGTGCCTAGCTTGGAGTCATCTATAGCTCAAGAAAGGGCATATATCCTTCAAGAATCAGCTAACAATCAGAGTTCAGAGACAGCTAAAACCCTTGGAGCTATGAAACTTAAATTAGATGCTATTGACGAGCTAATAAAAAACAATAAGTACTCTGAGGCTATGCAAACATACTTAGAGTCAGATAACCTACTATATAGATCGTCTTTTGCAGCGTCACTACAGCAGTTTGATGAGTTTTATGCTGGGTCAGTATCACGTAACCCTCTACTGACTGACTCATTTAAAACTACATACCTTACACAAATAGGTGACATTAAAGACGATGAAGCTGCAGCAGCAGGTACAACTGAGACAGCTGGAACTCAGGCTCCTGTTGTAACGACTGAAGTTAAACAGCCTCCTAAAAATGCTACTGTTACCGACACTGGCGTAATAAAGTTTGAAACTGTAGCGGATCGTGACGCAGCTGTTGAAGCTGGTACTATTCCCCTTAACGCTAGGGTAAAGGTCGGTGATGGGCCTATCGTTACATTCACTCCTCCTCCGTCTTACGAGCCAGTAGATACATCTATGACAGACACCTCATCTCTTGAAGGTGTAGCTGATGCTTC